CAGAGTCTGATGAAGAAGAAGGTTTCGGTAAATTACAAGTTGATATAAAAGGTGACAGAAGTGGTGGTTCTTCAACAGGAGCAGACATAGAAGATGTTAAAGATGATTGGTACGATGAAGATGGTAACCTAAAAGATGATGATGAGTTACTAGATGACTTACTAGATGATGAAGGTGAAGGTGAAGAGAATGAGGGTGGCATTGAAAGTTCTTCTACACAGCAAGCATTCAATGAAGCACAAGAAAATCTTTCTTCTGCTGACTATGGTCAACCAACTACTTACGTTGAGATACCAGAGAATGTTGACACTTCTAAGCACGTTGTAGATTGGAAAACAATTCACACTTGGATTGATTCTCAAAGAGATGTGAGAGATGACTTTACTGAAGTTGATGATGACTACAGAAAGTTTCGTAAGCAATCTCAGAAAGAAGTAAACTACATGGTCAAAGAGTTTGAGTGTCGTAAATCTGCTGATGCATATGCACGTGCTTCTACTGCTAAGACAGGTGTTCTAAACACAGGTATGCTTCACACATACAAGTACAACGAAGATCTATTCAAGAGAGTTACAGTTATTCCTGATGGTAAGAATCATGGCATGATCTTTGTTCTTGATTGGTCTGGTTCAATGTGCTATGAGTTGCTTGCTACTGTAAAGCAATTGATCAACCTAACTTCATTTTGTAAGAAAGTACAAATACCTTTTGAAGTATATGCTTTCACAAATGAGTGGGGTGCAGCACAACGTGCTATCGACAATGATGTTACTATAGAACAAGATACTCCATACTATCGTTCTTACTACGATGTTGATGAAAAAGATCTAGAGAAGAACAAGGTCTACATTGACAAATGGTTCTACTTAATGAACTTTGTTTCATCACGTTCTAATGGTAAAGACTACGAGCGTATGTGTCTAAATCTATTTCGTGAAGCATCTAAGCACAGAAGATATGGTTCATACTCATCAACAATAGGTCTTGGTTTATCTGGTACTCCATTGAATGAGTCAATCCTTATGCTCAACCACATTCTTCCTAAATTTAAGAAAGATAATAGTTTACAAAAAGTAAACGTATGTATCCTAACTGATGGTGAAGCATGTACCAGTTCTTATGGTGCTGAGTATGACAGAGGTGAGGGTGAGGTTGTAATCCGTGCACGTCGTCTCGACTTAGGTGTAGCATTACGTGACCGCACAACTGGACGTACATACGAACAGTTCACATACAGCAATACTACCAACATTTTCCTCAGACAATTACGTGATCGTAATCCTGATGTAAATGTTCTTGGATTCCGTATCTTATCAGGTAGTTGTCTTATGACTTTTGTTTCTAACTATGGTTCACCAGAGTGCAACTATGCTGAGATTCAAAAGCAGTGGAAGAAAGAGAAGTCTGCAGTTATCAAGAGTCCTGCAGGATTCACTGAACTCTATGCCATCAACAACAAAGCACTTGACAATGATACAGAGTTCGTTGTAAAAGACAATGCTAAAAAAGGTGACATCACCAGAGCATTCAAAAAAATGCTCGCCAACAAATCTGTTAACAAAAAACTACTTAACGCATTCGTAAGTAAAGTCAGTTAACAAACTGTCCACTAGGGGTGGCAACACCCCTAACTATCCATTATACTAAGTACAACAACAACAAATTTTAAAATGCCATTCGCTCCTATCCCTGTAACAACTGAAGACTTTGTTACATACTTGACAGAAAACTTCGGTACAGAAGTTAACACAAAAAATTTATTTCAAGCGTCAGAGCATTTTAATTGTTCACTCGCTACAGTAAAGAAAAGACTTAAACAGTACAAACAAGGTATTGGTAAGTGGGATCTAACTATCCAAGAAAAACTTGAGATCACTTACAATGCTCCTTCTGCATCTCCTGCTATTGCAGAGAACCTAGTTCCTAGCAAAGATCCTAACTTTGTTCCATTCGGTAACTTCCCTGATGTCAAGAAGATTATTCAATCAGGTATCTTCTACCCTACATTCATCACAGGTTTATCTGGTAATGGTAAGACTCTTGGTATAGAGCAAGCATGTGCTAATCTCAAGAGAGAACTTATTAGAGTCAACATCACTATCGAGACAGATGAAGACGATCTTATCGGTGGATTCAGACTTGTCAACGGTGAGACAGTATGGCACAACGGTCCTGTCATCGAAGCACTTGAGAGAGGTGCTATCCTTCTTCTTGACGAAGTTGACCTAGCATCTAACAAGATACTTTGTCTACAATCTGTTCTAGAAGGTAAAGGTTTATTCTTGAAGAAGACAGGTCGCTATGTAGAGCGTCGTCCTGGTTTCAACATATTTGCTACAGCAAATACAAAGGGTAAAGGTTCTGAGGATGGTAGATTCATCGGTACTAATGTATTGAACGAAGCATTCCTTGAGAGATTTGCCTTGACATTCGAGCAAGAGTATCCTACTGTTGCTACAGAGACAAAGATTCTTGAGAAAGCAGCAACATCACTTGCTGTTCTTGACAAAGAGTTCTGTTCTCATCTCGCAAACTGGGCAGACATCATCCGTAGAACATTCAACGATGGTGGTGTTGATGAAGTTATCTCAACACGTAGACTTGTACACATTGTTAGAGCATTTGCTATCTGGCATGATCGTATGAAAGCAATCAAAGTTTGCACCAATCGTTTTGATGACGAGACAAAGCAATCATTCTTAGAATTATATGATAAGATAGATGCAGATGTAGTTCCAAACGAGGTAAAAGATGAGCAAACCGTTTGATGGTTATCTTGGACACATCCTCCGTCTTAAAGACGGTAGGAGTGTTCGCATCATAGGAGACGGAGGAGACGAGTGGAAGGCAACACATAAAATAAATGTTGTTGACCTTGACGGAAATGAATTTCAATGCTATCATAGTGACATAGATCATGTCTGGAGTGAGAATTGAAATACAATGAACAAGAGATCTTGAAACAGATCTCAGAGTATATCTCTAGCACCTACGGTGCACACTACAGTAAACATGGAATCCAAACATTGGATCTCATTGATTCTGTTGGTGATGCTGAAGCATTCTGTAGGTCTAACATTTTGAAATATGCTTCGAGGTATGATAGAAAGGGAACAGCAAGAAAAGATCTATTCAAAATAGTTCACTATGCAGTTCTCCTTCTACACTTTAGTGATAAGTCTGCTAGAGCAGCAGAGTTAAACGCTAATACACCTACAACCTTTTCAGTAGATTATGACAAATGAGTAAAGTAACACTATCTAAAAAAACATTAGACGTTCTTAAAAACTTTTCGACTATCAATTCATCAATTGTATTTCGTCAAGGTTCAACAGTTAGAACCATATCTAACGCAGAAAATATTCTAGCAAAATTTACAGGTGAGGAAGTATTTCCTACTGACTTTGCAATCTATGATTTAAGTCAGTTCTTGATGGGTATATCTTTATTCAACGATCCACAGTTAGAGTTTACAAGTAAAGATTTTGTAAACATCAAAGGTGGTCGTCAATGTGCAAAGTATTATTTTTCTGATCCTGAGATCACATTGAAGAGTGCACCAGAAAAAAATGTAAAATTTCCTGGTTCTGATATACAATTTTCTCTTACTGCTGAGGATCTAGTTAATATCCAAAAAGCATCTGCAGTTTATAGTTTACCTGATCTAACTTTCTATTCAGAGGAAGGATCAGATGTTATTAAATTAATTTTGAGAGACAAAGAAAATGATACCAGTAATACTTACGATCTCTCTGTCAAGGGTACTGCTACTGGCACCTTTTCTCTTGACCTTAAGATTGAGAACATTCGTGTTCTACCAAGTGACTATGTTGTTAAAGTATCTCAACATTTGATATCTGAGTGGACAAGTCAAGATGCAGATCTTAAATATTATATCGCCCTTGAACCCGCATGAGCAAAGAGTTTCTCTGGGTCGAAAAATACAGACCTAATAAAGTAAAAGATTGTATTCTACCAGATACAACACGTAAAGTTTTTCAAGGTTTTGTTGAACAGGGAGAACTACCTAACTTGTTGTTGAGTGGCACAGCAGGAGTGGGAAAGACTACCATTGCTAAAGCAATGTGTGATGAAATAGGAGCATCATACATTGTAATTAATGGTTCTGATGAAGGTCGTTTTTTGGACACAGTTAGAAACCGTGTAAGACAATTTGCTACAACTGTATCATTAACATCTGGTGCGTCACATAAGGTTGTTATTATTGACGAAGCAGATAACACTACTAATGATGTTCAGTTGTCATTGAGAACTGCTGTGGAGGAGTTTCACAACAACTGTAGATTTATATTCACATGTAATTTTATCAATAAGATTATTGAACCATTACATTCTAGATGTACAGTTGTTGACTTTAGAATTAAACCTGAGCAATCAACACAATTACAAGGAGAGTTCTTTGTAAGGTTGAGAAGTATACTCACAAAAGAAAAGGTTGAGTATGATGATAAAGTTTTGGCAAAACTTATCAAAAGATATTATCCAGATTGGCGAAGACTTATAAATGAATGTCAACGCTATGCTGCTACAGGTGCTATTACATCTGCAATTCTTGTTGATGTTGCTGATGTTAACCTAGATACTTTACTAGCATCTCTTAAAAAGAAAGAGTTTACTACAGTAAAGAACTGGGTAGTACAACATATGGACAATGATCCTACCATGGTCATGCGTAAGATTTATGATAGTTTGTATGGTGTGTTAAAACCATCTTCTATACCAGAGGCAGTTTTAATTATTGCAAAGTATATGAATAGTATTCCTATTGTTCCTGACCAAGAAGTAAACTTGTTGGCATGTCTCACAGAAATCATGATGAGTTGTGAATTCAAATGAAGATATGCAGAACATGCAAAAAAGAAAAGGAGGATACTGCCTTTGAAATAACAACTGTTACAGCAACTAAAACATATCGTCATGGTATGTGTTACGAATGTAGAAAGGTTGTTAGGAAGGTAGAGCGAGACCTAAAGAAAATACATGGTAAAACAAAACCTTTAGGAACTCCATGTGATTGTTGTGGTAGGACAGATCTACAATTAGTTTTAGATCATTGTCATGAAACAGGAAAACTACGTGGATTTTTATGTAAGGTATGTAATACTAGCATAGGTGCACTAGGTGATAATCTAGAAGGCATTGAACGAGCAAGAACTTATTTAATTGAAGCACAAATTTGGGAGGGAAAGAAACCATGAATCACATTGGATTAGAAGTTGTATTTTGGACAGTACTATCAGTGTATCTCCTTGCTAAACTTGGAGTATTCAGAAAATGAAAACAAAAAGTTTAAAGTCATACAAAACACCACTAAGATATCCTGGTGGTAAGTCTAGAGCATTGAGTAAACTGTTTCAGTTTATCCCTGATCTAAAAGACTATGCAGAATTTCGTGAACCATTTCTAGGTGGTGGTTCTGTAGCAATAGAGATAGGTAAAAGGTATCCACACATAGACATATGGGTCAATGATCTATATGAACCACTATATAATTTTTGGAAAGTATTGCAATCTGATGGTCAGAAACTTAGAGACATATTGATACAACTCAAACAAAGACATTCAGATCCTAGTTCTGCTAAACAATTATTTTTAGATGCTAAAGACTACCTAGCAAAACCAGTAGGAAATAGTATTGATCGTGCTGTATCATTCTATGTTGTAAACAAATGTTCTTTTAGTGGATTGACAGAGAGTAGTGCATTTTCTAAACAAGCATCAGAAAGTAATTTCTCAGTTAATGGTATTGAAAAACTTCCAGAGTATTCTTTAATGATTAAGAAATGGAAGATAACTAATTTATCATATGAACATATGTTATCCGATGAAGAAGGAACTTACATATACTTAGATCCACCATATGAAATTAAATCTAATTTGTATGGTAGAAAAGGAGTTATGCATAAAGGATTTAACCATGATGAGTTTGCAACTATATGCGACAAGTCTACATCTCCTATCTTAATATCATATAACTCATCACAGTTAATACGAGATAGGTTTGATGGGTGGACAGTTGCAGAATTCGCACATACTTACACAATGAGGTCTACAGGATGCTATAATAAAGAACAAGCATCCAGAAAAGAATTAGTATTAATGAATTATGAAGTGTGAAGTAACCCTATACAAAGCAGGAACTGTCTTTAAAGAAGAAGTGATTGCTAAAGACTATCAAGATGCACGTCAAGTTGCTCTTGCTAGAAATCCTAACGCTAGAGTCGTAGGTGTCAATGCTAAGTAGAATATGGGAGATATGGAAGTATGCACTCGGATCATTCTCAGACGACAGAACAAAAGAATATGACAATTACGTGGTTGTGGTACGCACTGTTATATTCGTCAGCTATCTTATCACTAACTGCTTTATTATTAGCGGAGTAATCCGCCACTGGAACAATGTACCAACTGAAAGACTACCTATACAGCATCAATCAATCCAAGAAAAACATATTGGTTGATGACATTGATGCGGAAAAGAAATATCCAACATATATTATTAACAGATGTCTGAGTTCCTTTACTGACACTGTATTGTTTGCTAATGAGATGAACAAAAACCCTCATCTACCAAAGCGTTTGCAGTATGACTTTTATATAAATAGTGTGAAACCTAGGAAGAGATTCTCTCCTTGGGCAAAGAAAGATTCTATTGATTATCTTGAGATAGTAAAAGAGTATTATGGTTATAATGACGATAAGGCACTTCAAGCACTCAGAATTCTCACCAAGGGTCAACTAGATTATATCAAAAAAGCATTAAGCAAAGGTGGCAAACATGAACGGTGAACTTGAGATTCAATGGAAACAATCTGACATGGTTGAAGTTACATTGAATGAACCAGATGATTTTTTAAAAGTTCGTGAAACATTAACTCGTATAGGTGTAGCGTCAAGAAAAGAGAAAAAGATATATCAATCCTGTCACATACTTCACAAACAGGGTAAGTATTATATCGTACACTTCAAAGAATTATTCGCATTAGATGGTAAGAATACTAACTTCTCGTTAAATGATGTTCAACGTAGAAATAGAATTGTGCAACTGTTAGTAGATTGGGGATTAGTTTCTATCAATAGTATTAGTCAAGAAAAAATATCAGATCTTGCTCCATTAAATCAAATCAAAGTGTTAAGTTTTAAAGAAAAAAACGATTGGACACTAGAATCAAAGTATAATATTGGAAGAAAAAAACAAGAACCGTGAAGTATCATTTATACGACGAACAACAAAGGCATCAAGGTAAATTTAATTCTATTCAAGAATTAAGAAATTTTTTATGTGATCGTAAATATGATGTTAATTGTGATAAAGATATAGGTTGTACGTTTGATTACATCAAAGCAATCAAATGGTTTTTTGAAATAGAAGAGTAGAAACCGTAGAGTTTGTGGGGTTTTGCACACCTAACTTTTTTATGTTATTATTATAAAATACTATTGTGATGCCGAAAGGGTCACAGTAATATACGTCGCTTTACGGAGGACACAATGGTAAACTATACATGGGAGCAATTTACTCCATTCACACTAGGACTCGATGAAACATTCAGTAGACTTGAAGCTTTTGCAGGATCAGGAACAAACTATCCTCCTTACAACATCTATAATGGATCTAATTCTAGAACCATATTGGAGGTCGCTCTTGCAGGATTTTCGCAAGGGGACATTTCTGTAGAAACTGAAAGGAATGTTTTAACGATTTCAGCAAACAAATCTTCTAAAGAAGAAAAGAAATATTCACACAAAGGAATATCTAATAAAAACTTTTCACGTAACTGGCAACTAGCAGATGATGTAGAAGTTGAATCTGTAGACTTTAAAGATGGTCTTCTTACAATAACTTTAATGAAAGAGTTACCAGAAAAACAAAAACGTCAGAAACATTTCTGATTGACAAATCAACAAAAGAATACTATAATGAAATGGGATCTGTAAAAGGATCCCATCTTGTTTGACAAATTTTATTTTAGGTGCTATAATATGGCAGTATCTGTTGTTACCCTAAAAACAGGGGAACGTATTATAACAGAGTTAAAGGAGATCTTTGATGGAGAAGAAGACAACAAAAAAGGAGTCTGCCTTCTTATGGAAGAACCATATATTTTAACTCTAGATGGTAGTACACCACAGTATCTCACTGAACAAACTGGTATGGAATACCAAGTAAGATTCAGTAAATGGAATCCTTACTCTCCAGATTGGCAGTTTAAGATTCCCTATGATTGTGTTATGACAATCAGTAATCCAGAAGCA